TGGTTACCATATACTGAAACTATTTGTTCAGTAGACCCATCTGGTAGAGGTACAGACGAAACAGCAGCTTCTTTCCTATCCCAACGTAATGGTTTTATCTATCTTCATGAGATACGTGCTTATCAAGATGGTTATAGTGATGCTACACTACTAGACATCCTAAGGGGTTGTAAAAAGTATGGTGTCACTAAACTCCTAATTGAAACAAACTTTGGTGATGGTATTGTTGGTGAACTCTTTAAAAAACACCTACAACAAACTAAACAAGCTATTGACATTGAAGAAGTACGTGCTAATGTACGTAAAGAAGACAGAATTATTGATACCTTAGAACCTATCCTAAATCAACATAAACTTATTGTTAATAGAACAGTAGTTGAGTGGGATTTTAACTCCAATAAAGACGCAGCACCTGAAACACGACTCTTATACATGTTATTCTATCAGATGAGTAGAATGTGTCGTGAAAAAGGTGCAGTAAGACATGATGATAGACTTGATAGCCTAGCTCAAGGTGTTAAATACTTTACAGATGCTCTTGCTATCTCTGCCTATGAAACTGTTAAACTACGTAAGCAAGAAGACTGGAATGATATGCAAGAAGCTTGGTTAGATGACCCCCAAGCAGCTGCTAGTCATATGGCATTTGGATTCAATTTAGACCAACGTAAACAAGCAAGACAACTAGCTGGTAAAAGTTCAGTCCCCACCTGGGTTTAAGGGCAAACCGCCCCGTATACAGGAGAAGGGAGGGTGGACCCGACTCCTGCGGGAGGAATAATCCAAGACAAACAAGTTGTCTTGTCCTTATTCCTCTCTTTCTTTAATGAACAGTGAGGGAATAAAAGACCAAAGACAAACTCTCCCTCTTAGTTCATTCATCTACTCTACTTACTGAATCTTGTGAGTACTGATTCTCCCAATTCTTCTGAATCCTGTCACTACTTATACTACTGTATGCAACAATGAGTAGAACATATCGTAAGCAACCATTACGTAATCAGTTCCGTCACCCACATACACATAACGAACGTAAGCAACAATGTGATACTTATAACGATACTCAATATACGGTAAGTACTAGGAATCGTTATATCCCTACAGCATACGACGATATCACTGCTACATCCATCTACCAAAACGATTACCACCAATGACAGTATCACTTATCCATTCCACCAAAGATGGTGATGACCTTATTGCCTATATGGCACGTGTTTCTAACCCAGCTAATCAAAACACTAAAGATAGTGCTCGTTTAATTAGCTACCTTATTAAACATAACCACTGGTCACCGTTTGAAATGGTGAACATGTGTGTAGAAATTGAGACAACACGTAGTATTGCAGCACAGATCCTTAGGCATCGGAGCTTCTCCTTTCAGGAATTTAGTCAACGGTATGCACAAGTAGTTGGTGAACCCGTCCTGCCTCAACTACGCAGGCAAGATACTAAGAACCGACAGAATAGCATTGATGATCTAGATAGCATGGAGGTTGCTTACTTACAACAACAGATTGTTGATCACTTTGATGAAGGTGTAGCACTGTATGGAAGATTGCTGGAAGCTGGGGTAGCCAAGGAATGTGCCCGTGAAGTGCTGCCATTAGCAACGCCTACTAAGCTTTATATGAATGGTACTCTGCGGTCCTGGATACACTATTGTAACCTTCGGTGTGGGAATGGTACACAACTGGAGCACAAGCGTATTGCAGAGGCTTGTAGAGGTCTTATACAGCAGTCTTTTCCTAATACGTATGAGGCTGTGTTCTCTATTTCCGCATAGCGAATAGGGGTCGTTAGTTTTTAACAGAAATTTCTCAAGCCTTATACTACGCTGAGGCAGCGACGCAACCCCCCATAGGGGTGCCCCCGAATGCACACGTACACACCTGCCCGCCACCCGCATGTACGCACGCACACGCGTGTATGCACGTGTCCAGCGCATCTGCATCACACACAGGTACGCAGGACATAGGCGTGCAGGCAGGCGCACACGCGCGAGAGGCAGCAACAACTATGCGGCACCACGCATAACCACATCTGACACATCTGTCGACCCTTACTGAGAACACTATTGAGAACCCAGTGATACCAACCGATCTCAGCTAAACACTGTACCATAAGCAACCCTGATAACCACTGCAACAACAGGGATCAGGCTGTACTATGTGCCACTTGCTGTCACTGTCCACCGATCAGCGGTGCTAGGCTAAACCCATACTCTTCTTTGAATGTTGAGAGTTACTCGACTCTCCCTGTTAAGGGTGAGGAGAGTCTCGAAACTTCAACCAGAAGAGATGAGAGACACCACCAACTGAATACGGCGAACCAGCCCTTGGCACTGTGCCACCTGGTGAACCGGCCACCACTCCTTGACAAGCCGCTCCAGCCATGCTATGGTGAGAGCATCGAACCTCGAAAACCAAAGAGCCAAGGCTGAGTAGGACCACGGGTCACTGCCGCCACAACTGCCGAGCGGGTTCCGGTTGTGGGTTAGGGTACACTCCTTAGGTGCCAGCCGTGCCACGCCGAGAAGGGTGAGCACACCAACCGCAGACCCACATGCGGTATACAAGTTTGCTCATGGGTTACATGCGTCTGTTATAGCGGTGAAAGCGATACGCTAAGACGCACCTATCCACTTGTCTTTTAATTATGTTCAGCTTCAACGTTGTTGATCGCACTTCTTCTGCTGTTGATTGTCTGCTTGTTGATCCCATTCGTGGCACTGCATGTGTCATCTTCCAGAATGGGTATGCATACAGCTACATCAATGTGTCTCGTCGTGCTATCCTTAACCTGCTTGCACAACCTAACATGTCGCTTGGATTCTGGGTTAACCAGAACCTTGTGAATGCAACCCGAGTGTATGAGAATCCTCTTCAGACTATCGGTTGATAGCTACACTTTTCCATCCTTTTAACTAACAACTTATGCAATACCAAATCAACTACAATCGTGGTGGTAACACATCAATATGTGCCACTGAATATACCTACGCTGACACGTATAGTGAGGCATGGGTAAAGGGTGACTGCATGGCTCAATATCCTGAGCAGGTATGTGATGTCTACCCTGTCAACAATGATGAGTATAACTATTAAATAACGTTCACACAATGTGATCACTAACGTTCACACTCATAACCTGATTGTTACACTTAGCCCTCCTAAATGTGTGGGTTTTCTGTAGCATTCTTGCTACGTTATCCTTTGTTAATGATTAATGACTACTGCAACAATGCCTCTTGTTGGTGATGCTCTGCTTGCCCACATTGAGAAGTTTAAAGATGCATCTAAGACTGAACAATGCCTCACTGCTGGTTATGTAACCGACAAAGGTAAGCCTGCCTATGTTGCATTCTACACAGAAGTACTTAACTCTACACCTATTGTGACTGACAAGAGCAAGGACGCAGCTGATGATGCTGAGTATGATGCGCTTGATGATGACAAGCGTGCTTTGTATGATGAGGTACATGATCGCTTCGGTGAGAAGTGGAATCATGAGCAGATCATGGAGTTTATTGATGAGTTGAGTGACATTGGCATTGATGGTGTAACACAACTTGATGAGTCTTATGTCTACATGAGTGATGACTATCGTGCTGAGCGAGAGTTCGCTGAGCATTGGGTATGTGAGATCATGTGTGAAGCACCTGCTGATGTGATTGCAGCTGCTGTAGATTGGCAAGCTGTGTGGGATCATAACCTCAGGTATGATTTTAACGCCATTGGGTTTGATGGTGACATGTACTTTTTCTTCAACAACTGATGCAAGTTAACAAACAACGGCTACTATCCAGCTGCATTGATGATGGTTTGGAGTCGGCAGTATATGCTATCGACGACATGCCATATCCTAAGATGCAGGAGTTTATCTTCAAAGCCAAAGAACTCATCTGGCAAGAGATAGACGCCTACTTCATCTTCGACGATAACTGATCACTTACCCACCATTGACAATGTCTGTCTTCACACTAACCCGTTACTGCGAATGTGGTAACACTGTTATCCTTGGTGTCTTTGACTCTATGGAGGCAGTGCTAGAACGTCTCCGTCTTATGGCTGCTAACACTGATCCTGGTGATGAGTATCGCATTGAATGCTTCCCTCTTCGTGACTATGAGACAGAGCTAGCGCAAACGGAGAGCACACTACGTAGTCGTGCTAAATGGGCAGCTAGGCAAGCCCGCTTTGATGAAATGATGGAGGACAACTGATGTTCAGTGAACACACCACTTCAGTGCGAGTTGATGTCTACCCCGATGAGTTCAAGCCTATCATGAAGGCATTGAAGTACGCCCTATGTTGCGATAGCAAGGATGCACTCTTTACTAGGGAGGAGGCAGACATGCTAGAATCCTTCCTTGATAACTTTGTCGACATTGCACTTAACGAAGCTATCTGAACATGAAACTTTCCACTAACTACAAGATCGAGACCAAAGTATCTCATGTGTCGTACTATAGTGGGGATGAATCACTCACTATCTATAGCGAAGATGATGAGATGCTTGAGGTCTATGGTGTAGACTTTGGTACGATCCTATGCTTCACACGTAACCTACTTGTGGTTGATGCTAAACGTCACACATTTACTAAGCATCAGATCGACTCGTTGCGTGAGATCAAAGACGCACTGACCAACTACCTTGGAGATAAAGATGAAGCTACCAAGTGATACTCTTGTGGGACAATACCTACAGTATTTCACACTCATAATGGCTGCAAGTATCGCGTTTATGTATACTTGTGGTTATACTTTGGGTCTCTTTGTCCATTCACTGAACGATAAATGTACACAACTCACAAAGGATTACGTGAATATGAGATCACCCTTTGTTCAGGTGTTTGGTATCTACTAGCACCTGACTCTGAGCAAGCTGCATGGAATGCTCTGGAGTTATCCAGCAAACGTAACGAGAAACTACTTAATGTGAGGCGTAGTGATGAGTGGTAAAAAGAAACCTTACTATGACAACAACTGGCAAGAATACAAAGATGCACCTGATGATTTGTTTGAGCGTCACACCTTCGAGGAGGTAATGCATTGGAAAGTAGGCGGTTGGGAGCTACCGAGTAGTGTGTGCTGTGTCATCCGTGCTACTGACCTAGACACACATAAGGTAACTGAGTATGTGTACCGTAAACATTCGGCTGCACAACGTAAGGTCAACGAGTTAATCAACACACGCAACGTAGAATTCGTTGTATGTGATCACGAGTCCATTCATTTCCTTTCACCTGCTGACATCTCTGACTATGACAATGATGACGCTTGATGAGTTCAACGAGTTCAGTGAGCAGTATCCTGAGCTTGCACAACTTGTATGTCTTGATGAAGTAGAGCTGCCCATTGATTGGCTGGAGGATAACTGATGCCTACACCTGCTCAGATTGATGAACAGGTGCAGCTTGAGCGTGACCAAATACGTCAAGGTCTCAAGCGATTAAGGGATAACACTGACGCACTACAGCAGCGCAGCTATGCGTCTGCTACGGTGTACGGTGTGGCTTCTATTGATCTTCTTCTCCCAGTACTTGTCAAACGTATTGAAGATACTAACCATCGAATACATGAGAGAAAGAATGGTGTAGCATTCAAAGAGATCGCACAATACATTAGTGGTCTAGAGCCTCTTGCTGCTGCTGCTATTGCACTGAAGCTTACCTTTGATAAGGTCTTCAGTTACAAGGATGGCAGTGATCAGGTGCAAGCCGTATGCGATGGTATCGGCTCAGCTGTTGAGGCTGAGTGTCAGATGCGTTACTATGAGCGATGTGCGCCTGGTCTTCTCACTACCTTGAAGAAGAACTACTGGCATAAGTCATGTGGTACTGATCAAAAACTAACGGTCATTCAAACATTGATGAACCGTAGTGATATCCAACAATGGCAATCATGGGGAAGGGCTAACCGAATCAAGTTAGGTGGGTGGTTGCTTGATTGTATCATTGAGACATCACAGTGGTTCACCAAGGACCTACGCAGAGAGGGTAGGCGAACAGTTAACTACATCATCCCAACACCTGAGTTCATCTCAATCAAAGACAAGGTGATGGCTGATGCTGAGCTATTTGCTCCACTTGCTTGGCCAATGCTCATCGAGCCCAATGATTGGACAAACGAGCGAGCTGGTGGCTACATACTCAATGAGGTGATGCGTGGGCACGATCTGGTACGTAGGGGCAAACCGTCCCGTATACAGGGAGAAACACCGATCAACTTTCTGAACAAGATTCAGAGGGTTGCCTTTACCTTAAATCCTTTTATTGTAGGGGTTGCGGAAGAACTAGATAGATTGGAACGAGCAGTTGGTAAGTTCCTCCCTATTGTGAATCATGAGTTACCGCCAAAGCCTTTTGATATTGCAGAGAACAAAGATTCTCGTAAGGCATATCGAAGAGCAGCGGCGGAGACAATGAACTTGAACGCACAAGAGTTTAAGAAATCTTGTCGTACTCGGATGACTATGGAGGCAGTGAATAGATTCAAGGACGTAGCTAAGTTCTACATTCCTTGGAGCTTTGACTATAGAGGAAGAGCTTATCCTATTCCTGCCTTTCTTACTCCTCAGGATACTGACTTTGGAAAAAGTTTACTAGTATTTGCTGATGGGTCTTATGTAACACCTGAAGCAGAGGGGTGGTTAGCCTTTCAAGTAGCTACTACATTTGGTCTTGATAAAGCACCAATGACTGAGCGTCTTGAATGGGCAAGGAATAACCATGAGTTATTCACACTCATAGCAACAGATCCTATTGGTAACTTACACCTTTGGGAAGAAGTTGAAGAACCTTGGCAGTTCCTAGCTGCTGCTGAAGAGTATTACCATTGTGTCGTAGTTGCTGATAGGCAGTTTACGCGTCTTATGGTGGCAACCGATGCTACTTGTTCAGGATTACAAATCCTGGCAGGATTAGCTAGGGATAAGTCCACTGCACGTCTTGTGAATGTCCTACCTGGTGATAAGCCACAGGATGCATATAGGGTAGTTGCTGAAACAGCTACACCTTACTGTCCTGAGTCCATTCAACCTTATATGGACAGAAAAACGGTCAAGCGAGTAGTGATGACCGTGCCTTATAATGCCAAGCCATTCTCAAATCGTGGGTACATCAGAGACGCACTGGCTGAGAAAGGTGTAGAGATTAGCAAGGAAGACCTCACTGCAACAGTTAAGGCAGTACGTAATGCCATGGATGTGGTCGTACCTGGTCCTATGGCTGTAATGAAGTGGATCGAGGAAGAAGTAGCTGAGGCTATCAAGGCAGGCAAGGAGTATCTTGAGTGGACAACACCATCTGGTTTTGTTGTTCATCAAAAGCTCAACAAGAAACTCCTTGTAAGGATTGAGCTACAACTTCTTGGCACTTGTAAGATGAGTGTCGCGGTTGATGATTCAGATGAGGTTGATCTCAACCATCACAAGAACGCAACAGCTCCTAATCTTATTCACAGCTTAGATGCTAGCCTACTGCACTTAAGTGTCTTAAACTTTGACGCACCTATTGCTCTCATTCACGATTCTGTCCTTTGTCGTGCAACGGACATGTCCACCTTGTCATCCATTGTTCGACAAACATACATGCACCTGTTCGCAGAGCATGATTACCTAGAAGACTTTGCTTCTCACATTGGAGCAAAGACCAAACCACCGATTGTTGGAGACCTTGAGCCGGAATCCGTAATCGAATCCACCTACTTTTTCTGTTAATGGCACAAACCATCCACGTTACTCAAAAGCCTGTTGTCCTTGAAGGCTACCAGGCTGTACTGAAACCCAGCAAGTTTGGGTATTCACTGTCTGCTATTGTTGATCAAGCACTTGTTGAGCGGCTTGAAGAAGATCGAGTTGAGTCTGTCAAGTGGGCAGAGTCTAAGCTGAAGAACCCCAAGCGTTCTACCTTGAAGCCCGAACCTTGGGAAGAGGTGTCTGACGGTAAGTTTAAGGTTAAGTTCAGTTGGAATGAAGAAACCAAACCACCTGTAGTCGATACTGAAGGTACGGTAATCACCGACGAGAACACTCCCCTTTATAGTGGTAGCACTGTTAAGCTTGCCTTCCGTCAAAAGCCTTATATCCTTCGGGATGGTGTTACCTATGGCACAAGCCTTAAACTTGTAGGAATCCAAGTAGTTACTGTTGGGTCTGCTGCAGGTGTCGATACAGGTGACCTTGGTGAAACTGAAGTGGCAGCACTCTTTGGTCAAACAAAGGGCTACAAGACTTCTGAACCTAACATCACGGCCACACCTGAAGTAGAGGACGACGACTTCTGATGGCTTTCCGCTCAGGACTTGAAGAGAAGGTCGCTGATCTTCTCACCAACCTGGGTGTTAAGTACGAGTATGAAAGCACTAAGGTTCCTTACGTATTGCAATGCAATTACACGCCAGATTTCCTCCTTCCCAACGGTATTTATCTAGAGACGAAGGGGCAACTAACTGAAGAGGATCGTCGTAAGATGAAGGCAGTCAAGGCTGCTCATCCTGACCTTGATATTCGATTCGTATTCCAAGCACCCTATAACAAAATCTACAAAGGATCTAAGACAACTTACGCAAAGTGGTGCGAAAGGCACGGCTTCCAATACTGTTCATTCCAATCCATCCCCGTTGAATGGCTAACTTGAAATACGGAACTGCTGAGTATTACGCTGAAGGATTTGCTGACTTCCTTGCTGATGTAGATGCAACTGATCCTGCTACTACAGATAACTTGATCAAAGGTTTCTATCTCGCCATTGATGAATGGTTCGAGCATCACGATGCACAAGCCCGAGCATATGCAGACATCCGAAAGCGAATTCGTAAGACACTTACCGTGTGATAATTGTGGGTCATCTGATGCCAACTCTTTGTATACAGATGGCCACACTTTTTGTTTCTCTTGCAATAGTTACGGGCACACAGAAGAAGATGTTGTTCACACTCACAACAAAATGTCATCAACCACCTTACAAGGTGTAGCCACTAGACTACAGAAACGTAACATCTCAGAGAAAGTATGCCAACAGTATAAGATCTACCGTGATGGTGATCTACTCAGGTTCCACTACTATGATGAGTCTGGTACTCTGATTGGGTGTAAGACAAGAACAAAGGATAAGAATTTTCGTTATGAAGGACAACCACCTACCTGCCTCTTTGGACAACATTTGTTTTCCGCCACTGGAAAACGAGTCGTTATCACCGAGGGAGAACTCGATGCGGCTTCATGTAGTGAGGCTATGCCGGGGTGGCAGATGGTATCTCTACCTAGCGGTGCCGCTGCGGCAAAGAAGTCGATTCAACGGGCTATCCCATGGCTGCAGGGTTATGAGGAGATTGTCCTGTTCTTCGACAATGACGAGGCAGGCCGTAAGGCGTCGGAGGAAGCAGCAGGGGTCCTACCACCTGGCAAGACAAAGATCGCAAGACTTGAGAGCTACAAGGATGCGTCAGACGCTCTACAAGCCAATGACTCTGAAGCAATTCGTCGAGCGATTTGGGATGCAAAGCCGTATCGTCCAGATGGAATTGTAGATGGCAAATCCCTTCTCGATTTAGTTACCACACCCACGCCACCTTCTGACCATGACTATCCATTTCAAGGAATTCAAAACAAACTACACGGGATCAGGTTTGGAGAACTTGTTACAATCACTGCTGGATCTGGTATCGGCAAGTCCAGCTTCTGTCGTGAACTCGCAACTCCTCTGCTATGTGACGGCGAGCGGGTCGGTTACTTGGCTCTTGAGGAATCCAACCGTCGTACAGCTCTCGGATTGATGTCCGCAGCAGTTGGTAAATCACTACACATTGGAGAACATGACAGAGCTACTCTCACCCAAGCTTATCAAGACACTCTTGCTAACTGGAATCTTTTTCTTTTCGACGGCTTCGGTTCTTTTGATCCTGATCTCATCTACAACCGAATTGAGTACTTGGCAACGGGTCTTGATACAAGGGTAATCTTTCTGGATCACCTAAGCATCCTTCTTTCTGGTTTGGACGGTGATGAGCGTCGAATGATTGATACCACAATGACAAGGCTACGTTCGCTTGTAGAGCGCACAGGTATTGCTTTGTTTCTTGTCTCTCACCTTAAACGTACATCTAGTGACCAGAATCATGAAGAAGGCGCAAGAGTCACGCTTGGACAATTGCGTGGTAGCGCAGCTATCGCACAACTTAGCGATGGAGTTATCGCGCTTGAAAGGAATCAGCAAGCACAGTCTGGATCTGGCACAACAACTGTACGAGTCCTTAAGAATCGATATAGCGGAGAGGTAGGTGTTGCCTGTCATCTTGACTATGACCTGTCCACTTGTAAATTCAATGAAACTCAACCTAATGACGACTTCGACCCAACAACCGATTTCTAAACCCAAGCCCCCCAATCCTCCCACAGCTGCGGCAATCAAGCGAGCACAGTTCGTTGACAAGACGTACAAGTGGGTTGGTAAATGACTGACCTTTCCCCTGCCGCTCAAGCGGTGTTGAATGCGTACTTCACTGAAGCCGATCGTCTTGACCGCGAGGTCAGTGATAACGAGATGCTTGCTGCCGTCCTTCGCGCTGCTGCCCTGTTCTGCAAGCGCGACGCCGTGATCCTTCTGGCTATCGCCGACGAGCTAGAGGTTGAATGAACCTAGTCTTTGACCTAGAAACAAACGGTCTATACGATGATGCTTCCAAGATCCACTGTATTGGCGTCTACGATCTTGACTCTAAGCAGACTCTTGTCTTCAACGATACAGGAAGTGCGGAGCCAATCACAAAAGGCATTCAACTTCTTGAGGATGCCCGTTGTCTTATTGGTCACAACATTATTGGGTACGACATTCCTGTTATCCGCAAGCTTTTTCCATGGTTCAGTCCCAGTGCTCTTACTGTGGATACTTTGGTGCTATCTCGCATTTACCACGCTGATATGCTGAAGACAGATCAGAAGAGAACATGGAAGCACATGCCTCTACAGCTCTACGGTCGCCACTCCTTAGAGGCCTATGGTCACCGTCTTGGTGAGTACAAAGGCTCTTTCGGTAAAACAGCTGACTGGAAAGAGTGGTCTGAGGAGATGCAATCCTACTGTCTGCAAGATGTCCACGTAACCACTAAACTATGGAAGCATTTCCAAAAATACCTGACTTCATCCAATTAGAACTTGATGTCGCAACTATCCTCTCAACCCAAGAATTATATGGATGGTACTTTGACGAAGTTGCTGCACGGGAACTTGCACAAGCTCTCTATTCCGAGCTTGATGGTCTTAATCGTGTACTACGGGAGCGGTACCCTTACGTTGCAGGACGCGAATTTACTCCGAAGCGAGTTAACAGCAGTACAGGATATGTAGCTGGTGCGCCCCTAACAAAGCTTAAAGAGTTCAGCCCTACCAGTCGTGATCACATCGCCTGGGTAATGCAGAACCTACACGGTTGGAAGCCTGACAAAGAGACAGCAAGTGGCAAGACTGCCATCGATGAAACTGTTCTCAAAGACATAGGTACAGAGGAAGCATTACAGTTCTTTCGCTGCCTAGAGCTTACCAAACAACTGGGTATGTTGTCTGAGGGTAAGAACGCTTGGCTTAAGCTAGTCAAGGGTAGCCGCATTCACCACCACTGTTCAGTAGCTACTAACACGCACCGTTGTGCTCACCGTAATCCAAACCTTGCACAGGTACCTAGTGATCTTAACTTTAGAAAGCTATTCATCGCTAGCCCTGGCTTTTGCATGGTTGGTGCTGATCTCGCAGGGATTGAGTTACGAATGCTTGCCCACTACTTGGCTCGATATGATGGAGGCAGGTACGGAGACGTTCTTCTCAACGGTGACATTCACCAGGAGAACGCCGACAAGATAGGTATCTCACGCCGACTTGTTAAGACGGTGACATACGCCTTCCTCTATGGGGCAGGTGATCAAAAAATTGGACTTAGTTATGACCAAAGCCTTCCCCCGAACAAGGCGAAAGAAAAGGGTGCAGAAATCAGAGCTGCTTATGTTGCTGCCATTGACGGCTTGGGTGATCTTCTTACCGCTGTTCGTTCAGCGGGTGAGCGAGGCTCTATCAAAGCGATAGATGGACGCAAGATTTCTGTAGATAGCCCTCACAAGGCACTCAACTACTTGCTCCAGTCAGGAGCTGGTGTTGTTGCTAAACGGTGGATGGTTCACACTCATAATGTAATCCACCAATGTGAAATTAATGCACATCAGCTAGCGTTCATTCACGATGAATTGCAGTTTGAATGCCCCCCAGACTATGCTGATACTCTATCGTCAGCTCTAACTATCTCAGCTCTCACTGCAGGAGAGCACTATAAACTCAGGATACCTATCGAAGCGGAAGCCAAGGTGGGGAACACCTGGGCAGACGTACACTAAACCACTATTATGGCTGTAAAATCTAAAACCGCTCTTGGTCGAGTTCAATTCGAATCCAAAGCAAAGTACAAACACACCCGTCAAGGTAATGGCACTCGTAGTCTTCCTTCGCATGGGCGTAAGCTCAAGCGGGGACAAGGTAAGTGAGCCTATTAATTGACGCTGATTACATTGTCTACAAATGCTGCGCTGCTACCGAAACAGAAATTGACTTCGGAGAAGATCTTATCGTCGTTACCTCCAGATTCGACGAAGCATACGAGTACGTTGAACGGGAACTCTATAACATCGCAAGCAACCTTGGATGCTTCGATGATAGTATTCTGTTCTTTAGTGATAGCACTAACTTTCGCAAATCTATTGATCCAGCGTATAAAGGACATCGTAATCGAAAGAAGCCCTGTGGATACCGACGAGTAATCAACCGACTCAAGGAAGACTACCAAGTAGTTGTACTACCTACCCTTGAGGCTGACGATGCACTCGGTATCTACGCTACTAAAGAGCCCGGACACATCATTTGCAGCCCCGACAAGGACATGCGGCAGATCCCTGGGGACCTGTGTGACCTTACCGATGGAGTGGTCACTGTAGAGCCGGAGGATGGCCGTAGATGGCACCTCATCCAAACGATGGCAGGTGACCAAACTGATGGTTATGCTGGTGTTCCTGGTATTGGTATCAAACGTGCTGTTGCTCTCTTCGAGAAAGATGGGTACACTTGGGATACGGTAGTCAAAGCCTTTGCTGAGAAGGATCTTAGTGAGGACGTTGCACTGATGAATGCCCGACTTGCTAAAATCCTACAAGTAGAAGACTATGATTTCACCAATCAAGAACCAAGACTTTGGAATCCCAGCCCCAGTGTTGGAGCTGACAATGGAGCAGCAGTTCAAACTGAAACAGATTGAAGACGCTCTCCGTCATCCTGAGTCACCTAAGGAAGACATCATCACGATCTTCCTTGCTCTTCAACGCCAATGCTTTGTGCTTGGCAATTCAATGTCTAATCTAGTTAAGAAATGGCCCACTCCAATTCCACAGGTCCCACCTACTACCAACGCGGAAACATCCAAGTCTGGGATTTCATTCGAGACCAAGAACTAAACTTCCACCTTGGCAATGCTATTAAGTACATTTGCAGGGCTGGACATAAAGACGACAAAGCCGACGACCTAAAGAAAGCAATCCACTACCTCACCAATGAACTCGACAACATCCCCCCAACAGCAAGCCAAGGAGTTTCGGAAAAGTTTCCGGGTCAACAACAGTACGAGTCCAGCTTCACGGACTATGCAACGGACTTTGATCGTTGAAGAGTTCAAAGAGTTCCTTGATGCTGAGAACCAGCTAATCATGGGTCTGGTTGTTAACTCAACAGAATGTCTAAAAGAGTTAGCTGACCTTGTGTATGTCTGCTACCAATATGCAGAGAACCTTGGATGGGATCTTGATGAGGCACTACAACGTGTCCATGATTCCAACATGTCCAAGCTTGACTCTGACGGTAACCCCATCTACCGTGAGGATGGGAAGGTTCTGAAGGGACCTAACTATCAACCACCTAACCTTACTGATCTTGTCTAGTATGTCCACTGAACTTATTGCCCGTACTGGACGGGTTCAATCTTGGATCGATGATCCCAACTCTCGACTGCCGGTATCTTGTACCGTGTTTGTCGTTGAAGACACCATGGAAGGACCAAATGGTATCGAAGCATCCTGGCGATTTGTTTCCCACGCTCTCCGATACGGAGCTGGCGTTGCTGTCCATCTATCCAAACTACGACCCAAAGGCGCTGAAAATGGCAAAGGACTTGTGGCAAGCGGCCCGGTCTCCTTTGCCAAAATCTACAGCACATTAAACGAGATCCTACGACGCGGTGGAGTATATAAAAATGGAGCTGTTGTATGTCATCTTGATCTTAACCACCCTGACGTACTTGAGTTTATCACTGTTGGTAGAGCTGATCTTCCATGGGTCAAACGTTGTGTCAACATTAACCAGCATTGGTGGAATGTTACAACGAAAGAGGTACGGGAAGCGCTGATACTTGGTATCAAACGTGGTGACATCTGGCTCAATAAAACAAAGGTAGACAAAGATGGAAATCGAATCAGGGGGAATGTATGCCTCGAGGTATATCTGCCGTCACGAGGAACCTGTCTACTTCAACATGTCAACCTCGGCGGATGTGAACTCGATGACATTCAAGGTGCGTTTGTCAACGGAATGTCAGAGCTGTGCTCCCTTCACTCCAAAACAAATGTTGGAGAAAGCGGAGAGTACTTGCCTTCAGAGACAGATCGCCAAGTCGGTCTCGGAATGCTTGGCCTTGCCAACCTACTCCGACGCTATGGAGTCAGTTACCAAGAGTTCGGTGTAGCCCTGGCAGCAGTGAACGACGGCTACAAAGCTAATTTCTTTGATGCTGCTGGTGTGTTGGCAGAAGCTCTGAAATCGGGTATTGAACAAGCAGCACAAGTAGCACGGTTCAATAACATGGCTCGTGCTTTTGCTATTGCACCCACAGCAAGCTGCAGCTATCGTTACAAGGATCCTGACGGGTACACCACCTGTCCTGAGATCGCCCCTCCTATTGCCCGCCAGGTTGACCGTGATAGCGGTACGTTTGGTGTCCAGAGCTTTGACTACGGTCCGGTTGAGATCGCGTCTGAAGTTGGCTGGGATGCATACACAAGTGTAGTGAATGGCATTGTTCGGATGCTTGATAAGACGGGACTCCTCCACGGTTACTCATTCAACAGTTGGAGCGATGTCGTCACATATGACGAAGCATTCATTGAAGAGTGGCTTAATTCGCCACAAACGTCGCTGTATTACAGCCTCCAAGTCATGGGTGACGTGCAGGATAAGTCGAGTGCATATGCTGCGCTTGACGAGTCCGAAGTTGACGACTACCTGGATTCTATCCTTAGTGATCCAGCACCAGATTGTAATTGTGGAGAGTAATGAACCCCTATCGAAAACTACAAGAAAGAAAGCGGACCTGGACTCCTGTTCAGACAACTGCGGGACAAGTAAAGGCTGGGGCTGAGGAAGTCATCTTCCGAGCCCTGGCAATGCGTCACATGGAACTACCCGTTGGAGACTTCATTGAATCTGCTCTTAGTGAAATTCCAGTTCTATCGCAAGACCTACTTCAATCCAATATCAAAGACGAAGAGAACCACGACCTGGCTCTCGGCTACATTGCCAATGCTCTCGGCGTTGATCCGAAAGCTGAGGCGGAAGCCAAGAGAATTAGGGAAGCGTGGACTGCGCATCCTGATCACACAGTCCTTAAAGCACTGGTGGCCGAGCGTGCGTTGTTCTTCGTACTACTCCCATTATTTCGGTTTAATGGTGACGCTGGACTCCGCACCGTAAGTGCCGATATTAGTCGTGATGAACAGGTTCACGTTGCTGCCAACAGCCTTGTATGCCGAGAGCTTGGGCTTACGCCCTCTGCAAGTCTCGACAAACTGCGTAAGGCAACAATCAATTGGGTGATGCAACCTCTTAAGGTGTCTAACCCTGATAAATATCTAAGCAAAAAATTTTGGCTGGATGCTAGTGATCGTCTGATGTACGAAGGTAAGGCACCCGAACTTTCTGACACCAAACGAGCCCGTATGCCTGCCTTCTTTGAACATGCCAACCCCAACTTACCTCAATACGCTTGAGACCCATGGTCTCCAACTGAATGCTTTATTGCAGCAGCTGGAGGAAAACTTTCCACCCACCACACCCAATCCTAGTGAAACTATTTCACAAATAATGTACCGCTCTGGCCAACGTTCTGTGGTCGAGTGGATTGTTAACCGATTATCCGACGAGGATTGCAATGCCTAAGAACAACAACCAACCTTCAGTACGCCAAGCAATTAAGGCTGCAGGTAGTAACAGCAACATTAGTAAGAAAGAGCTTCAACAGATCTCGAAGCAGACTGATACGAGTGTTGCTCAGATCATTCGTCAGCTTGATAAGGTCAACGCATCAAGTAATCAAGCACCCATCGGCCTAGGTGCTGCTGCCTTCAATACCTTACTCAAGACGCCGACTTCACGTCCCATCATGGGTCAGTCACCGTCAAGCCTTGGCCTGAGTGATCCGTACAACAATTACGGTACAGGTGGTATTGGTCAAGCAATCATGCAGGGCAAGGGTTCCAACCGTATCTCACAAAACACCGAAGCTGGTGGAACTCTTAGTCAATACAACGCTGGCACTGGCAGGGTCCCCATGGGTCAGCAAGTGTTCGGTTCCTACAACGGAGCACCACAACTGCAGATCAAACCACAAGCAACTGCAAATGCGGGTGGTGCAGGTCCTTACGATGGGATGGATATCCCGCCCTTCAATCCAGCTCGTGGTGGTCCTTTGGCTCCCGGAACTGGTGCAGGAACTGGTGCAGGAGACGGTACGGGAACTGGTGATCAATTCGATTACCAGTCACTCCTTGATGCTATCGCTGGTATCCAACAACCTGAGTTTGACATGTCAGCCCTGACCGATATGTTTAACGCTCAGTTTGATGAGCTGAGTTCTAAATTTGATAGCATGAAGCCGCTGCAACTAGCGCAACTTGGCCGAAATTATGGTGGTGATGCTATTCGTGCTCGCCAACGTATGCGTAAGACAACGCGTGACTATCGTCGTGGTCTTCCTGCTATGGCTCTTGGTCAATCCCTCGCTAACCTTGCTATCGGCGGAGGCTTGACACTGTAATGTCTGCTAAAGAACGTTATGATTCTTTGTTCGGTGATCGCACTCAATATCTAAACATTGGACGTAGAGCAGCTGAGCTAACCCTACCTTATGTTATTCGGGACGATGAGGAGGACTACAAAAGTGCTAAGCCATTGCCATCCCCGTGGCAATCAGTTGGTGCTAAAGGTGTAGTCACCCTCAGTTCAAAGTTGATGCTTGCATTACTCCCTCCACAGACCAGCTTCTTTAAGCTGCAAGTGGATGAAACTATGCTTGGTCAAGAATATGGTCCTGGTATTAAATCAGAACTTGATCTAGCATTCGCTAAGATTGAGCGCACCATTATGGAATCCATTGCTGCCAGTGATGATCGTGTCGTTGTACACCAAGCACTGAAGCATTTGGTGATTGCTGGTAACGCTCTGATTTATATGGGTAAGGATGGGCTTCGGTTGTATCCTCTCAATCGCTATGTTATAGACCGAGACGGCGATGGTAACGTCATTGAAATTGTAACCAAAGAACGAGTATCTCGTAAGCTTCTTGAAGGCATTCTTCCTGAACCTAAACCTAACGATGTTTCTAGAGACAAACGTGGTAGCCGTGATGAGGTAGATATCTACACACACGTGCTCCGTGACAACAATCGTTATGTATGGCACCAAGAAGTCGATGATATTGTTATTCCTAAGTCCTTTGGTAAGGCACCGCTAGATGCTAACCCTTGGTTGGCACTACGCTTTAATTCTGTGGATGGTGAGATGTACGGCAGGGGTCGTGTTGAAGAGTTCATGGGAGATCTACGCTCCCTTGAGGCACTCTCTCAGGCACTCGTAGAAGGCTCTGCAGCAGCTGCTAAGGTGGTCTTCGTAGTGTCACCCTCAAGCACTACTAAACCTGCCACGCTGGCCGCTGCAGGCAACGGAGCAATCGTTCAGGGGAGACCCGACGATATCGGTGTCGTACAAGTTGGTAAAACTGCCGATTTCCGGACGGCATATGAGATGGCACTTCAACTTGAACGCCGTCTATCTGACGCGTTCCTCATCATGAATGTTCGTCAGTCTGAACGCACTACTGCTGAAGAAGTGCGGATGACTCAACTTGAATTGGAACAGCAACTTGGTGGACTATTCAGTATGCTTACTGTGGACTTCCTTGTTCCTTACCTAAACCGTAAGTTGAGCGTCTTCCAAAAAACTGGTGAGATCCCTCGTATCCCTAAAGGTATTGTTAAACCTACCATTGTTGCTGGTATTAATGCTCTGGGTCGAGGTCAAGATCGGGAAAGCCTCAGTGCATTCCTGATGACTATTGCACAAACAATGGGTCCACAAGCCATTCAAACATTTGTTAACCCTGAAGAGGTTATCAAACGTCTGGCTGCTTCTCAAGGTATTGATGTACTCAACCTTGTTAAGTCAATGCAGGATGTACAAGCTGAACAGGCACAATCTATGCAGCAACAGCAGCAACTTGAACTTGTTAAGCAAGCTGGTCAGCTAGCATCTGCTCCTGCAAACGATCCATCTAAATATCCACAACCTAATGAGCAACCAACCCAGCCGCCCCAGCCGGCGTAAGCCATCACAAGCTGAACCCGAAATGGATGTCCGTACAGTAGAGCATCCACCTACTGAAAAACCTGTACTTAAGGTAGAAACTCCTAAACCAAATAAGTACGACCCTAAACCTAAGATTGGTGCTGCTACTCTTGGGCGTTCACCCAACTACGTAACTAAAGTTGGTCTTGGAAATCTTGAAGTAACTACTGCACATGGCAACTCTGACGTATGATCCCACCCCGGCGGATCAGCCTGAATTCAGTGAAGCTGAGCAAGAAGCTCTTGCCATTGGAGAGGCTGCTGCTAATGAACAGCAACAGCTTCTCGCTGGTAAGTTTAAAGATGCTGAAGCTCTAGAAAAAGCTTACATTGAACTCCAATCTAAATTTGGTTCTCGTCAAGAAGAATCCTCAAATGAGGAAGAGGCTGATGATGAACAAGAGGGTACTGAAGAAGAAGAATCTAATAGTATCCTAGATGCTCTTTGGGAAGATGCTCAGAGTGGTGAGCTATCTAAAGAAACTCAAGAGCAACTATCTAAGATGAACCCTGCTGAAGTTGCAGCGGAGTATCTTAAATATCGACAGCAGATCGAAGCAAACCAGCAACCTGAAGAAGACATTAGTGATTCACAAGTTGCTGAGCTTCGTGGTATTGCAGGTGGTGATGAAAGCTATCAAGAGATGATTGCTTGGGCATCTGAAACCCTCACACCTCAAGACATTCAACGTTATGATAATGTAATCGCTAGTGGAAACTACGATGCTATTTCATTTGCTGTTGAAGCACTTAAATCCAAATACACTGAAGCTATGGGCGTCGAAGGTCAACTATTTAAAGGCAAGCCTGCCAGCAACACTCGTGATGTTTTCCGCTCTCAAGCTGAAGTAGTGGCGGCCATGTCCGATGCTCGCTATGATCGAGACCCTGCATATCGTCAGGATGTGTTTGCTAAACTTGAACGCTCTGATCTTCAATACTGATGAACGACACTAACATCTTTGCTAAGGAACCCCCAGTTTATATGGACCCCTCTTATAACGTTATGCATAACGAACGTGCTGAACTCATCAACGGTCGCCTTGCTATGCTTGGCTTTGTGGCTGCTCTTGGCGCTTATGTAGTGACTGGCCAAATCATTCCTGGAGTATTCTAATGGCTTGTGGTAGCAAAGGACATAAGGGTAATGGCGGAAAGAAAAAGTAAGGCCGTCAGCCTTAAAATAGGTACACACAAATCTCGTTCCGGTGGACTAACGAAAGCTGGTAGAGATAAATACAACCGAGAGACAGGCTCTAACCTGAAGGCTCCACAGCCTGAAGGAGGACCACGTAAGCGTTCCTTCTGTGCCCGTATGGGTGGTGTGAAGGGACCGATGAAGGATGAGAAGGGACGACCTACTCGTAAAGCACTAGCCCTTCGTAAATGGAAATGTTAAATGGCTAAGCCTGGATTGTATGCAAACATCCATGCCAAACGTAAGCGTATCGCTTCTGGTAGTGGAGAGAAAATGCGTAAGCCTGGAGCCAAAGGTGCTCCTACAGCTGCTCAATTTAAGAAGTCAGCTAAAACAGCTAAAAAAAACTAACGGAGTTTATCATGCCTAAGGTTGGAAAGAAGGAGTTCCCATACACTCCCGCAGGTAAAGCAGCAGCTAAGAAAGCAGCTGCTAAGTCTGGACAAAAGATGAAGCCGATGCCTACTAAGAAAAAGAAGATGATGTAGTATTGGTAGTTCTGCTAATACTGCGCGTGTATTGGCAGAATTGTAGGAGTAAACAATATTAAAGTTCCTTGCTTTATTATTATGCTACCTCTTCTAACTACTCTGTCAGTCCTCACTAGTTGGTATGGTCCAGGTTTTCATGGTAACCTCACCGCTAGTGGCGAACGATATAATCAAAACGGCCTTACTGCAGCGCACAAGACACTCCCCTTTGGAACACGCCTTCGTGTTTGTTTCTTGAGGTGTGCCGTTGTACGGGTCACAGATCGCGGTCCCTACATTCATGGTAGGGGTATTGATCTCAGTAAAGGTGCGGCTGATGCTATCGGTCTCACTGCCAGTGGAGTTGGTAGGGTCCAAGTTACTCGACTCAACTAACACTACTAATGACTGCAACACTCGCAGCTCCACAGTCTCAAGGCAGCCCTTGGGACTCTTACTTAAGCTGGGTAACCAGTACTAACAACCGTCTTTATATTGGCCACTTCGGGGTTCTCATGATCCCTTGTTTGTTGGCTGCTACCATTTGTTTTATTCTTGCATTTATTGCAGCGCCTCCTGTTGACATTGATGGGATCCGCGAACCTGTCGCTGGGAGTCTTCTCTATGGAAACAACATCATATCGGGAGCCGTCGTACCGAGCAGCAATGCCATCGGACTACACCTATACCCAATTTGGGAAGCTAATTCACTTGATGAATGGCTCTACAACGGGGGACCATTTCAACTCACAGTCTTCCACTTCCTCATTGGCATCTATGCTTACATGGGACGAGAGTGGGAACTTAGCTATCGACTAGGGATGAGGCCTTGGATCTTTGTCGCATACTCTGCCCCGGTGGCGGCTGCTACCGCTGTATTCCTTGTCTATCCCTTTGGTCAAGGGAGCTTCTCTGATGCTATGCCTTTGGGTATCTCGGGAACGTTCAACTACATGCTCGTCTTCCAAGCTGAACATAACATCCTTATGCACCCCTTCCATATGCTTGGAGTCGCGGGTGTATTCGGTGGGTCTTTGTTTAGCGCGATGCACGGCAGCTTGGTTACGTCTAGTCTTGTTCGTGAAACGACTGAAGAAGTCTCTCAGAACTACGGCTACAAGTTTGGACAGGAAGAGGAGACGTATAACATCGTTGCCGCTCATGGTTATTTTGGACGTTTGATCTTCCAATATGCATCTTTCAATAATAGCCGTAGCCTTCATTTCTTCCTTGCTGCTTGGCCTGTTGTTGGCATCTGGTTTGCTGCTCTGGGCGTTTCGACCATGGCTTTCAATCTTAATGGTTTCAACTTTAACCAAAGCTTGGTCAGCTCTGAAGGGAAGGTGATTAACACCTGGGCTGACACTCTTAACCGAGCTGGTCTTGGTTTAGAGGTGATGCATGAACGTAATGCTCACAACTTCCCACTTGATCTGGCCAGTGCAGAGGTAGCACCTGTTGCATTGGTCGCCCCTTCTATTGGTTAATCATGGCACGAGCTAATCCTTTTGATCCCAAGAACTCCTCGGTATCGGCTGTACAATATGTAACGCCTACCGCTGGTTCCCCTGCCTTTGCTACTGCATATGGCGAGGCTAATCAGACCTTGGTTGAGATGAGCCCCAAGGGCACTAAGGTACAGGCCAGCACTCTTGCTGCTTGGACCTGATATAGATTGGACTGGAGGCACCTCAGAGTAGGACCTCCTTTTCTTTGACTGAGGCCGGTTACGACCGACACCCTTAGTCATGACAGTCGGAGAGACGACACAAAAAATGGACAGTGTGTACTAACGCACACTAACAAAAATTCTAAGCGCTTAGAGAGACTACACTTAACAAACTCTCTCTCTTAAACTATTGTGGCTAACACTACCCAAACTCTGGTAGGCGCTCTTAACAAAGTTAATGACGGCTCCTACGATTCTAAATATGCAACTTACCTGAAACTGTTTTCGGGTGAGATGATCAAAGCCTACGAATCGGCTACGATCGCTAAGGACACTGTGCAGACCCGTACACTGCGTAACGGCAAGTCTCTGCAGTTCATCTATACTGGCCGTATGCAGGCGGGCTACCATACACCTGGTACGCCTATCCTCGGAAGTGGTGATCCTCCGGTGGCAGAGAAGACCATCATTTGTGATGACCTTCTGATTAGCTCTGCTTTCGTTTATGATCTCGATGAAACGCTGGCTCATTATAGCCTTCGTTCGGAGATCTCGGCTAAAATCGGTCATGCTCTGGCCGAAGCTTATGACAAGAAAATCTTCCGTATCATCGCTAAAGCTGCTCGTCAAGCTCACCCCATCACTGCTGCTCCTGGTCCTGAGCCCGGCGGTTCTGTGATTCAACTGGGTGCTAATAACGAGTACAATGCACAAGCACTGGTTGATGGCTTCTTTGAAGCTGCTTCTATTCTCGATGAAAAGAATGTTCCCAAGACTGGCCGTCATGCTGTACTGTCCCCGCGTCAGTATTATGCACTGATCAGCCAAGTTGATACCAACATCCTGAACCGTGACTACGGTAACACCTCTGGTAATCTGACCAGTGGTGAAGGTCTCTATG